CTTTCTGGTTTGTCTTCTGAAAACGACTGCAAGACTCGCAATACCTTCAAGGCAACCAAAATTGATGTGGCTGCCGCTACTCCATAGACTAGATATTTCCCATACCTTTCACGTGTTGCTAACGCAACTGGATGCAGCGCATCCTTCCTCTCCCCGATTTCTTTGAGGAGTTCCTCTCGTACTAATTCCGACAACTGTCGGTACTTACATAAAGAGACCCATAAAAATAACAGGCCATTCACTAAAAAACATACAAAAACTATTAAACTACTATATAAATAAGCCAAGCAAGGTAACAATAAACCTAACCCTGCTGGCAACAAAACTCGCAACCCCAGTTGCGTAACATATATTTTCCTAAGCTCCTTCTGAAAACACAAATAAGCGACGGCCTTTCCGTAGCTAGTGTCCATTATCGAAGCAGGAACCCATGTAGATATTTCAAAAAATGCATCATTACAAAAATCGTCATAGTGTTTGACCAACCATTTGGTACTTGCTGTAATTATCGATGTCTCTAACAATTGTAGACTATCAAAGAAGCTGTTATGTATAAACTTCCCATATTTCCAAATTATTTGTGCCAGATGCACCGATGTGTACTCCAAAATACCTTGACTTTCCAATCTTCCCTTGCATTGTCGTGCACAGCAATAAGCTTCACTCTGTCCACACCCGTGGACGCACAACGTGTAATCCGTGTCCATCTTCTTTGTCATGGCAACAATACCCCTCTGCGCTTTGTAATGATCGCTGGCCATGCGGCAAACAACCTCGAGAGCATCGAATATGCTCAAATTTTCGCATAAAGTACTATTTCCATTCACTTGTTCAGTGACTGTCATAAATTGGACAGAACTAATCTTGTCTTTCTTCTTTCCATTCGCTTTGGTGATATCGCCTTCTTGGCTAACTACTCGAACATAAGGTTTCTGAAGTGAAATCTCCCACATGTCGGGGAGTGTGGAGTAAACCACTTGTGTGTTTCCATCTTCATCAACCTTTGTAAACATATCTCGCACTTTGGTTGCATCCACCTCATTTTTCCTCTCTCCGTTTACGTATCTCGCGAACTCCTTTTTTACTTGAGCTCGGATATAAATATCTCCTCGCCTATAGCGAGAATACGGACATACTGACATGTTTGACAGCATAGTATCTGAGTTGGTGTTGATAAGTAGCAGTTTAGGTTGAACGGGAACGCGTCCCTTTTCTTCCACACCGGCTTTGGGAGCATAGCACATCTGATTATTTTTGATCATGATTTGCTTAGCACCTTCGTCCTCTTGCATATATTCAACTTTCGTG